AAAATGGCTGCTGAAATGGAGAATAGTAGGTGGTATTCACAAGTAGGCAGAAGGAGCGTAGAACTACAAAAATCAGTTCTTAACACTGGAAAATGAAATTATGGCGTACATTAAACTTAATACATTCGGAGGCAAAGCCCCTAGGGTATCTCCTAGATTATTAGGCGACACTCTTGCACAAACTGCAACTGATGTAAATTTAGAAAGTGGGCGTTTAGTTCCTATAACAGATAACTCTACTGTTGACCCTTCTAATGGCGTATCTACGCTTGCAAATACAACTAAACAGTCTATTTTTAAATATACTGATAGCCCTGAACGTTGGCTACAATTTGATGAAGATGTAGATGTCGTACGTGGGCCAATAGCCGGGGACACTAATGACACGATATATTGGTCAGGTCAATCGTTCCCTAGAATGGGGAGGAGTGACATTATTTTAGGTAGTGCGCCTTATCCAGATGCTTTCTACAGGCTAGGCGTCCCAGCACCAACCGCAGCACCAACCGTAGCAGTGGCTTCTCCAACACAAATAAATGCAACCATAACTACAACAAGTGGTTCAGGCATAATAACTGTAACAACAGCTAGTGCTCACAATGCCTCTGTAGATCAATTTGTTAAGCTTGCAGGCTTTGGTGCTACAAATGGTCTTACAGCTGATGAAATAAATAATGATTTTAAAATTGTAACAGTGCCAAGTTCTACAACCCTTACTGTAGAAACAAGTGGTTCTGCTACAGGTAATGGTACTTCTAGTTCTATAAGTAATGGCGCTTCTTTTGGAGGTCCGTCTGATGCTAATGTAGACTTTGAAACTTCTTATGTTTACACCTTTGTAACTGCTTACGGTGAAGAAGGACCACCATCCCCAGCCTCTACTGTAATAACGACAGATGATAACCAAACTGTAAATTTAAGTAATTTAGAAACTAGTAGTGGAAAGTCAAATACTAACTTATCTAAAAAACGTATATATAGATCTAACACCGGTTCAAATACTACCGCATTTCAGTTTGTTGCAGAGGTAACACTTGCTACAAGTACCTACGCAGATACTTCAAATAACAACGAATTAGCAGAAATAATACCGTCTACTACCTGGATTGCACCACCAGATGACGACACCTCTTTGTATCCAGACGGGCCTATGAAAGGAATGTGCGCTTTACCTGGGGGTGTATTTGCTGGTTTTACTGGCAAACGTATATGTTTTAGTGAAGCTTTTTTACCTCATGCATGGCCTGTAGATTATAGGTTAACTTTAGAAGAAGAAATAGTAGCCATAAAAGTGGTGTCTAATGGTGTGTTAGCTACAACAAAAGGAGTTCCTTATTTAATAACAGGTTCTGACCCATCTACTATGACTGCAATTCGTATAGAAAGTGCACAACCAAACTTAAATAAAAGGTCTATGGTAGATATGGGACAGTTTGTTATATATGCAAGCCCAGATGGATTAATTGCTGCTGCAGGAACAACTGTACGAAATTTAACAGAACAGATTATTACTCCGAGCCAATGGCAAGCTAATTATTATCCAGCTACCATAACAGGCTTTATGTGGGAAGAAAGATATGTAGGTTTTTACTCTACTGGAAGTGGGTATGGAGGATTTATATTTGACCCAAGAGCTGAAAATGGTACAAGTTTTGTAGATTTAGATGCTAGTGCTTTAATACGTGGGGGGCATACAGATCCGGACGACAGTCAGTTATATTTAATTATAAGCAACACGATTAAAAAATTTCAAGGTAGCAATACAAATCTAACTTTTAATTGGAAATCAAAAGAATTTGTCCCACCAAAACCCACAAGCTTTGGGTTTGCAAAAGTAGATGCAGAAACTTATCCCGTTAGAATAAAAGTATACGGGGATGGTAGCGTTATATATAACGCTGTTATAGCTTCCTCTGGTAGCACTTTTACTGTAACAGGCACTACGCCTAGTTTTAGTGCTACCGCTATAGCAGAACCTGTAGTTAGACTTCCGTCAGGAGTGTATAAAACATACGCAGTAGAAGTAGAAGGGGCTACCATAGTCAATGAGATTTGTTTAGCAGAGTCTATGAGTGAACTAAGGACAGTCTAATGCCTAAGACTAAAGTCCCTGCTATAAAAAACATACCTGCAAGAATAGAAAGAGAACTAAAAGATACGCTTGAGTCTATGAAAGAAGCTCAAGAAATTCGGCTTGGTAGAAGAGGAGACCCTTTAGATAGAGCTATAACGTTAAGAGAGTTAATAGACTCTGGTATGGCTAAACAACTAACAGAAAGGAAGTTTGACCCAGATGGGCTAACTGATTTTATACCTAATGATGACCAAAAAGGTGATTTAAGTATCCCCCCAGCCCCTACTGGTTTACAAGCTTCTGGTGCTTTTACTGAAGTAATAATAGATTGGAATCCTGCACCATATAGTAATCATGCATATACAGAAGTGTGGAGATCTAGGGATGACGAGGTAGGTACTGCAACTCTTATTACAACTACTAGTTCTTTTATAGTTACTGATCCTGTAGGGTACGACCAAACTTATTTTTACTGGGTTAGATTTGTAAGCACTAGTAATGTAAGAGGGCCGTTTAACCAAACAAATGGTACAAAAGCTGTTACTGTACAAAACGTATCTGCAGTTATGACAGAACTTAGTGAAACATTAGCTAATATGCCCGGGTATTCAGTGTTAACAAGCGCAGATACTACAAACGCAACAAACATTGCTTCAGTAACTAGTGATGTAAGCACCATACAAACAACAGTCAACAGTCACGCGTCAACTCTAACAAGCCATACAAGTAGTATTAACGGTCACACTACTTCTATTAATACATTAACTAGCACTACAGCAAGTCATACAGGCGATCTTAATGCCATGTTTGTATTGCAAGTAGCTACGGAGTCTAACAATAGTAAATCAGTAGCTGGTATGGTTATAGGTTCTAACGCCAGTGATGGTTCTGGTGCTCAATCTTATGTACAGTTTCAAGCAGATAAATTTGCAATCTGGAGTGGGTCTAGCAACATTGCGCCTTTTATTGTAAGTAGTGGTACAGTATTTATAGATAGCGCACGTATACAAGACGGAGCTATAACAAATGCACGTATTGCTGATGGAACTATTCAAACTGCTAAGATTGGAGACGCCCAAATCACAACGGCTAAAATTGCGACGGCAAATATTACAACTGCGCTCATAGGTGATGCACAAATTACAAATGCGAAGATAAATGATTTAAGTGCTACAAAAATAAACGCAGATCAATTAGATTCAGCAAGAATTAATGTTGACACTCTTAATGTAAAACATTTTGATAATGTTAGTACAGATATAAAAAGCCACACGGGTAGTTTTTTTCCTTTATTAAGATATGGATCAGCAATTAGAGGAGCTGGTGGTACTACTACTTATACAGGGAGTAATGACTCTTTTGTGCCCGTAACTATTACAAATGTTAGAAATAATGCTACTTACACAGCAGTTTTGTCTGCTGTTCTTGGCGATGTAAATGGTGGTAGAGTTCAGTATTCCTTTGACAACTCGAACTGGGTTGACGCTTCAGGTGGAGAAACTAATATTTATTGGAATGCAGGGACTTATAGGGGGTATGTATACATGTATCAAGGTGACTTAACAGGTCTATCTTCTAGCCAATCAACAGTTTATTGGAGAGTATTTTTTTCAGGTACTTATAATCACACACATATGCAACTGCATATAACTATAGACAACACAACATAATGAAAGACTTTACAGTATATAAAACATCAACTGGCATAATAGAATATGTTACCTCTTCTGACTGTGATTTAGCAGATATACCTGTAAAAACGGGTGAAACTAAAGTAGAGGGGAACTACTCTCCATCTAAATATAAGTTTGTAGATGGAAAGCCAGTAGAAATTCCGTTAGAATAAAGCATGGCATATAAAAGAAAAACAAAAAGAAAGCCTACTAGAAAGAAAGCTTTGACTAAAAGACAGCAAGCTAGTATGAAAAGGCATTCTAAACATCATAGTGCAAAGCACATGAAGTACATGAAAAGTCTTATGATGAAAGGTTCTACTTTTAGAGCTGCTCATAAAAAGGCTATGAACAAAGTAGGTAAATAATGTACGAGTATAGGTGCGAAATAACCCGGGTGGTAGATGGAGATACTGTCGATGCCATAATAGATTTAGGTTTTGACGTATCATATAAGTCTCGTGTCAGGTTATACGGA